GATGAAAACTTTATAACAGCTACAATAGTGGACAAAGACTTAAAACCATACATACCTAAACCTATGTTAATTTTTAATAACGGAGTAACTGATATTGACCATACACACCCTATTAAAGTTACAACTGATGTAGGCGGTTATAGTTCAATAAATGTTTATACTAGATTTAGTAATGAATTTAATATTGTTGAATCAGATACTACTTTATCTTATTTGTACACAATGAATTTTAATAACGAGCAATCGCCCTGGTATAATGTAATAGCACCAAAAGGACTTTATTATAGATTTTATGAAAACTATGTAGATAATCTTTATAACATAAAAACTAGAAATGTAAAAGTAAAAGCTATCCTACCTCCTAGCCTATTATCAAAAGATAAAGGAATTAAATTAAATGAGCGATTAATAATAAGTAATCAAAGGTATTTAATAAACTCATTTACTACTGACTTAACAACAGGTGAAACTGATTTTAATTTAATAACAGATTATAGAGGAGTGAATGCAGTTAGTACAGTTGGTTATAAATTTGCTGATAAACAAGTAGTACAAGTAGACAAAGAAATTAATGATTTAAACTTTGTTATTTACTTAAACGATTTTGAAAAGTTTGATATTTTATCTCCAGTTGATTTTTTAATTTATACTCCACAATCAGGACTTGATGAAGATTATAATCTTTTAGTTCAAGTGCCTAAAATTTCAGGAGCAGAAAGAAATGAAACAATAGGAATATCATATTATCGAAACGATGCAATAGAGCGAACAGAATACATATTAATAACACAAACAGACGTATGATAAAGAATATATTAGACTTATTAGCACTGCAAGAGCATTATGGAATTTCTGAAAATATAGAAATTGCAAAGGGAAAAAATGAACTTCCGAAAACTTTTAAAGAGGGATTTAAACAAATAAAAAGAGAATTGAAATGGCGGAAACTAAAATAGTCAATTTAGAGGTTAATAGTAATTTAGCGGAAACAGAAAAAAGCGTTGGATCTTTAAAAGCACAATTAAGAGCAGCGCAAAGTGAGGTTGCTTCTTTATCCGATAAGTTTGGTGCAACTTCTAAAGAAGCAGTTCAAGCAGCAAAAAGAGCTGGAGAATTAAAAGACAAAATTGGTGATGCTAAAAATTTAACTGATGCTTTTAATCCTGACGCAAAGTTTAAAGCTTTGACTGCTTCTTTGGGTGGAGTTTCAAGTGCCTTTGGAGCATATCAAGGAGCACTTGGATTAGCTGGAGTAGAAAATAAAGACCTAGAAAAACAGATTTTAAAGGTACAATCTGCAATGGCAATTTCACAAGGGTTACAATCTATTGGTGAAAGTGTAGATTCATTTAAACAATTAGGAGCCGTAATAAAAAATACTTCTATTGTTCAAAAAGCTATGACTGCTGCCACTGCTGCTTATACTTTTGTTACTGAGGCAGCAACTGGAGGATTGAAATTATTTAGACTTGCATTAGTTAGTACTGGAATTGGTGCCTTAGTTATTGGAGTTGGTTTACTAATTGCAAACTTTGATACAGTTAAAAAAGTAATAATGAATCTTATACCCGGACTTGCTAAAGTTGGGGATTTTGTAAGTGGAATTGTAAACTCAATTACAGATTTTGTAGGTGCAACAAGCGAAGCTGGTAGAGCATTAGACAAACTTAAAAAAGATGCCGATAATACTTTAAAAGTCAATCAAAAATTTTTAGATGAGCATGGAAGTCAACTTGATGAATATACAAAGAAAAAAATTGAAGCTAAAAATGCCTATGCAGAAGCATTAAAAAAAGATGGATCAGATCAAGTTGCACTTGCAAAAGAATTAAATAGAAAATTAGAAGCTATTGAATACAGCCGAGGCGATGAAGCACGTAAAATTCAAAAAGAGGCACACGATAAATCAGTAGCAGAAGCAAATAAACAAGCAGAGCAAAAAAGATTAGCAAAATTAAAGGCAGCACAAGACGAAAAAGATGCGTTATTAAAATCATATCACGATGCTGAGGATGCCTATGATGCAGACCAAAAGAAAATAAAAGAGGAGCGTTTGGCTAGAGATATGAAATCTGCACAAGATGCGATTGATATTCTTAATAGTTTAAAGCCTGAGGAAACACCAGCCGAAAAGGAAAATAGAGAGTATCAAGAAAAACTTGCAATATTAGAGGCTAATAATTTATCTACTGAGGAACTAACAAAAAAACACGTTAATAATTTAAAAGTAATACAAAAAACTAGCGCAGATTCAAATAAAGCAATAGCAAAAGCAGAAGCAAAAGCTAAAATTGATTCATTAGATTTATATGCTGATGCTTTGGGTTCAATATCTGGACTTTTAGGTGAAAGTACCGATGCTGGAAAAGCAGCAGCAGTAGCAAGTACAACCATTTCAACTTATGCTGGAGCGACAAAAGCATTTGAAGCGCAACAAATAGAAGGTGATCCAACTTCATTAGTACGTGGAGTTATTGCCGCTGGGATTGTTGTTGCAAGTGGTTTAATGAATGTACAGAAAATATTAGCTGTTCAAACACCTGGAGGCGGAGGTGGTGGAGGTTCTGCACCCACAGCAGGAGGAGCACCAGCCGCACCAAGTTTTAATGTAATTGGGCAAAGTGGAGCAAACCAAATAGCGCAAAGTATCAATGGTAGAGAAGCTGCACCAATTAAAGCATACGTATTAGGAAGCGATGTAACAACGCAACAGGGAATGAATAGAAGAATTATACAAAATGCAAGTATTGGTTAAAAAAATGAAACAAAACGATACTTTTTCAGTTGTATGTGTATGACGAAAGTTTTTGAATTAATATTAGATGAGGAAACAGATGGAGTTTTTGCTATTAGTTTAGTAGATGCTCCAGCTATACAAGAAAATTTTATTGCTTTATCAAAACAACACGTTGTTGAATTTAAAGAAGTTCCACAAAAGAAAAATATATTATTAGGAGCCGTTTTAATTCCTGATTTAAAAATTGATCGCCTTGGTAAAGATGGAGAGATTTTTCAAGTTTATTTTAGTGGTGAAACAATACAAAAGACTGCTCATAAATTTATGACTGATGGGAATCAAAATCAATCTACATTACAGCATAAAACAAAAGTTGAAGGAGTTACAGTTGTTGAAACTTGGATTAAAGAGCATGAAGTAAATGATAAATCTGTTATGTATGGTTTTGACTATCCAATTAACACTTGGCTAGTAGCTATCAAAGTAGATAATGAAGATATAAAAGCTAAAATATTAAGAGGCGAAGTGAAAGGATTTTCAATTGAGGGAATTTTTAACGAAAAACAAGAGCTGTCAGTTATTGACCAATTAAGAGAATTATTAACCAATAAATAAACAATGGAATACAAACAAATTTTAAACAAAGTAAAAGCATTACTTTCTATTGAAGTATTACTAGAACAAATGAAGTTAGTTGATGGAGTTACAACTCTTGAAGCTGAATCTTTTGAGCCTGGTTACTCAGTAGGGATTGTAACACCTGATGGTATTGTTCCTGCTCCAGTTGGAGAACACGAAACAGTTGATGGATTGATTATCGTTGTAGAAAATGAAGGCATTATTCAAGAAGTAAAACCATCTACACCTGCTGAGGATGCTATGGAAACTCCTGCTGAGGTTGCTGCTGAACCAGCTGAAAAAATGAGCGCTCCTAAAAAGGTTGTTGATACAATCACAAAGGAAACATTTTTCAATGAAGTAAAAGCTGAAATTGAAACGCTTGAAAATGAAAACAAATCTTTAAAAGCTGAATTATCTGCTTTAAAAGTTGAACTTTCACAAGCTGCTGCAAAAGCAATTGTTCACAATCCTGAGCCAGCGGTTAAACGTGAACTTACAAAATTAGAGAGATTTAGAGAAATTAAAAACAACCTTAAATAAATTTAGACAATGGCATTAAGCTATACACCAACAGACATTAGAGGAAAAGCCGTTGAGCCTATCCTTGAGGAAGTATTATTCGCAAATAAAACAATTGCGGATGGATACGTAACATTTAACACCGACATTAAAGCAGGTACAATTTTTACAGAGGCATCAGTAGATGTAACTGCACAACTTTATACTGGTTCAGCTTTAAGTTCAAGTGGTACTATTAATATCGCAGATCGTATTATTACACCTACGAAATTAGAATACAAACAAACATTCTTACAAGATTCTTTGAGAACTTCACGTTTTAATCGTTCTATGAATCCAGGTGCTTGGAATATTGAAAGCAACGAGTTTGCATCAACTGTACTTGCATTAGTAGGACCAAATGTGGCTCAAGATGCTGAAAATATTTTCTGGGGTGGAATTACATCTGCAACTAAAACAGCTATTGCTGCTTTAACACCTGGTGCTTCACAAGGTTCTATGACTGCTGCAACTCAAACAGCCGTTGCTGGATTAACTGCAGGTTTAATTGATGGAGTTTTCGCAAGAGTGCTTTATGATAATTCTGCATTGGGTGGTTACATTAAAGTAACTGGAACTACTGTAACATCTTCTAATATTGCTGCAGAATGTGGTAAAATTTATGCTAAAATACCAGCAGTAAATTTAGCTGATACTGTAAACCCTACAGTTATTTATGCTCCAAGAGCATGGAGACAATTAGCGCGTATTGCTAACAATGCGGTAGGAGCTGCTCAACAAGTTAACTTCTTGTTTGATTCTGCTGCTAACGATTCAAGATGTTACTACAACGGTGTTGAAATTCTTTTCGTACCAGCACCGACTGATAATTTAGCCTATGCACAACGTAAAGTTGCAGTAAGTTGGAATACAGATTTAGTTGATGACGTTAACCGTTTTGAAATTGGGAAATTGGTTAATGATGGTGATGTTCAATTTGTAAGAAGTATTTATACTTTAGCTGCAAATGTAGGACAAGCAACAAGTGGAGTTCTTTACGGAGGATAATATAAATCAAATAACGGAGTGTATGTTATAAACTGCACTCCGATTATTTATAAAAAATAAATAATTATGCCATCATGTGATTTAACTTTCGGCCGATTAGAGCCATGCAAATCAAGCAACGGGGGAATTGTTGCAGCTTATTTTATTACTAGCGGATTAATTGATCCTGCAGATGTAGTTTATAGCGGAGCACCAAATACCGATGTAATAGATTCTATAACTGGAACTCTTACAGCTGTAAAATACGATTTAAGAGGTACAAATACATTTGAACAAACTGTAACAAGTTCACGTGAAAATGGAACTACCTTTGTAGAGCAAAAATTGTCTTTGATGTTAAAAAAATTAACAGCACAAGACCATAAAGAATTGAAACTTTTATGTTACGGTAGACCTCAAGTTGTAATTGAAGATAATAATGGTAATGCATTTTTATTAGGATTACAACACGGTTTAGATGTAACAACAATGGGGATTTCATCAGGTACACAATTAGGTGATTTTTCAGGTTATAAAATTGAACTTGTTGGAATGGAACCAATACCTGCTAATTTCTTAGATGGTGCTGTAAGTGCTTTTTTTGATAATATTATAACAGGAGATTAATAATATACTTGCTGCTTTTTTTGAACCTCATTATTAATTTAATGAGGTTTTTTTAAAACAAAAATTAAAAATTATAGTTATATAGTTATATGATAAATTTACCACAATCAGTAACAGCACAATTAATTTCTTTTATTCCAAGAATAATAGAGGCGCAAACTGTAACTGTAACAAATGAAATATCTAAAATTGAAGTAAATTTTACTCCAGAATTTTATAATAATGATTATTATTTGAGTTGTTATTTAATTTTAGATTTAATTGAAAATCAATTTTATAAATTTGAAGTAAAGGATATTGATAATAATGTAATATATTTGGACAGGATATTTTGCACAAACCAAAACTTAAATAATTATAGCATCAATGACTAGTAATAATCACGTAATAGAATTAAAAGCATTTAATCCACCAAAGGCAATAGAATCTAGCCAAGAGGATTATGTAAAATATGGTATTAAAAATGATTATTATCAATTTTTAATTGACCGTTATAATAATAGCACAACTAATAATCAGGTTATAAATAATATCGTAAAATTAATTTACGGTAAAGGTTTAGATGCAAAAGATGCGGCAAGAAAGCCGATGGACTTTGCACAAATGAAGATGTTATTTGGAAAAGAAACAGTAAAAAAGGCTATTACTGATATGTATCTTTTGGGCCAGTGTGCTTTACAAGTTATTTATGCTAAAAATAAAAAGACAATTGTAGAAGTTAAGCATATTCCAGCGCATTTATTACGACCACAAAAGTGTAATAAAGATGGCGATATTGAAAATTATTACTACTCAGATAATTGGGCAAATTTGCGAGATTTTCCAACTACAAAAATACCAGCTTTTGGTTTTGGAAATCAAACTTTAGAAATATTAATGATTGGAAATTATACAATCGGACAAAAATATTTTAGTAGTGTTTCTTATATTGGAGGTTTAGCATACGCTCAACTTGAGGAAGATGTATCGGAATTTTTAATTTCATTAGTTCAAACAAATTTTAGTCCACTTTCAATTATTAACTTTAATAATTCTGAAACAGACCAAGACGCACAACGTAAAATAGTTGAATCAATTTATGCTAAAGCTTCTGGGCCTAGTGGTGATAAAATGATAATTTCATTTAATTCAGACGAAAGCAAAAAAACAACTATTGATTCTATTCCATTAAATAGAGCAGCCGAACAATATCAATATTTAAGTGAGGAAGCAAGAGCTAAAATAATGTTGTCGCACGGTGTTACTTCCGGGTTACTTTTTGGAATACCAAGCGCAAGTGGATTTAGTTCAAATGCAGACGAATTAAAGACTGCTTTTGTATTATTTGACAATAATGTTATAATACCTAACCAAGAGCAATTTTGTGATGGTATAGATAAGATTTTAGCATTTAATAAAGTTAGTTTAGATTTAACATTTATTCCTTTAAAATCATTAGATGATACAAGTGAAATTTCTAGTACTGCACAAGCTAATAAAGTAGTTGTGGCTGTTAATACGTTATCTCCTTTAGTAGCTAATAAAGTATTAGAATCAATGACTCCTGATGAAATTAGAAGTTTAATAGGTTTGCCACCAACTGCTGGAGGCGCTTTATTAGCTCCTATAAGTCCTACAACTTTGAGCAGTATTGAAAATAAAGATTTTGGACACGATTTAGATTTAAATGAATGGGAACTTATAAGTTCTGCACCAGTTGATTATGATACTGAAGAAAGTTTAGATTTAGAACTTGAAAAATTAAATAAACCTACTTTGTTGAGTAGAGCTGTAAATTTTTTATCACCGACTACAGGAGTTGCAAAAACTAAAAGCGCATCCGAACAAGATACAGCACTTTATATTACTCGTTATAGATATAGTGGAAACGCTGCTCCAGAGCGTGAATTTTGCAAGAAAATGATGGCAGCCAATAAACTATATAGAAAAGAAGATATTGAAGCTATGAGCCAACAAGTTGTAAACCCTGGATTTGGAATGCATCCTAATCCAAATGATCCTTATGATATATTCCTATGGAAGGGTGGCGGTTTATTAAGTGATAATTTCCCAAATGGAACTTGTAAACATTTTTGGGTTCGTGAAATGTATAGAAGAATAGGAAAAGGTAAAAACACACAAGCGCAACCATCTACACCTGCGGATGTAAGAAAAGCAGGAGAAATAGCACCAACTAACGATAAAAGAGGTTATATAGCGCCTCACGATATGAGATAATGACACCAGCTAAATTTATAACACCTTTAGAAGTTTCAAGATATACCGCTTTATCTGGCGATATTGATGGGAATAAAGTAATGCCGTTTATTAAAATTGCAGAAGATACACATATTTATACATTTTTAGGATCTAAATTATTTGATAAAATTAGTGCTGATATTACTGCTGGAACTTTAAGCGGAGTTTATCTAACTTTATTGAATGATTACATTAAACCTATGACTATACACTGGGCACTAACGGAGTATATTCCATTCTCAGGCGTTACAATTGGTACAAAAGGAGCTTATGACCATAACTCCGAAAACTCAAATACTAAAACAAAACAAGATTTAGATTTTTTAGTTCAAAAATCAAAGCAAGTAGCTGAAAATTACACTGAAAAATTCATTAAATATATGACTGTACATTATGCTAGTTATCCTGAATATTATTTAGCACAAACTGGAGATACTATTCCAACTTTAAGTACAACACCTGGAGGATGGTATTTACCAATTTATAAGGGATTAACTCAAAATGATGCAGGCGATTTAAAAAGATAATAATTATGAGTTTAAATTTTTCACATATACAGGGCGATACATTTGAAGCGGTTAATTTTCAAGTTATTAAAAATGGCGATGACTTAGATTTAACAAATGCAGTTATTAAAATGCAGTTAAGAAAAGAATGCGGAGGATTAGTTATTTTAAATTTAACTTCGGTTGATGATGCTGGATTAACAATTGTAAATGGTGCTCTAGGATTATTTAAAATTAATAGACAAATAATTAATATACCTGAATTTAGTTATTTATATGATATTGAAATAACATTTTCAGACCAAACAGTTAAGACCTGGGTAAGTGGTACATTTACTGTTAAATGCGATATAACACGATAATATGGCAGATAATATAGATATAACAGTTAATGAAACAATTGATAATATAGTTATTAATTCGGCTATAACTACGGATATAATTGATTTTAATTTATATGCTACAACTGAAACTATAAATATTGATGTAACACCAGAACTAACAACGGTAAATATTAATTCTGTTTCAGGTGGTGGATTAGTAACTTCCGTAAATGGAGAAATAGGCGATGTTACTGGTTTAGTTCCTTATATTGGTGCAAGTCAAGATTTAGATTTAGGCATTAATGATTTATATACAAAAAAAGTATTTTTATTTGATGAAATAGCAGAAAATTATGGTTCTATTCATTATGCTGATGGTGATTTACACATTGAAGATGCAGACGGTCATAAACTTTTAGTTATTGAAGATGGATTTATGCAGTTACATTTATCTGATACAATTCAATCAAACTTATTTACTACTCTTTTAACACAAACAAGAGACCATTATTTGCCTAACAATAGCGGAACTATTGCTTTAACTTCTGATATTACAGGCACTAATAGCGGTACTAATACAGGAGATGAAACTGCAACTACAATAAAAAGTAAATTAGGTATTACAACGCTTTCAGGAAACAATACAGGCGACCAAGATTTAAGCGGTAAAGTTGATAAAGTAACTGGCAAAGGACTTTCAACAAATGATTATACTACTGCAGAACAAACAAAAGTTAGTAATTTAAGCGGTACAAATAGTGGAGATAATGCTACAAATACACAATATAGCGGATTAGCTAGTTCAAAAGAAAATACTATAACTGCTGGTACAACATCACAATATTATAGAGGGGATAAATCATTTCAAACACTTGATAAAACAGCAGTAGGACTTTCAAATGTAGATAATACAACGGATGCAAATAAGCCAGTATCAACTGCTCAAGCAACTGCAATAGCATTAAAGGAAGATAGTTCAAATAAAAGCACTTTAACAACTGATAGTGCAAGTACTACAAAGTTCCCAGTTTGGAGTGCAATTTTATCATATTTTGATGCTGCTAGAATACGAACTCTTTTAGGAATAACAACTTTGTCAGGTTCAAATACAGGCGATCAAGATTTAAGCGGTTATGTTCCAACTTCAAGAACTATTAATGGAAAAGCATTAAGCGCAAATGTATCTACTAGAATAGTAAGCGCAACTGATTCAAGTGCGCTTACAGGCACAGGAGTTGAAACTATTTTAAAATCAATTACTATTCCTGCTAATTTCTTTGCAGCAAGTGATATAATGACACTTGATGGTTTAGATATGATTTCTACTGGTGTTTTAGGTAGTAAAAATTTAAGATTTTACGTTAATACTTCGGTTGCTATACCAGCTACTTTAATTGCACAAATGAATAATACTGCAAGTAGTGTTTATGCTGGAAATATCACTAGAAAATGGATTATTAAAGGTGGAAATATAGAATTTCCAACACCTGGAAATATAACAACACCTAGCAACTCAGTAACAAGTTCATCATCTAGTAGAGTTACTTTAGCTTTTGATGTAACTGTTCAAAATTATTTAATCATAACAGGATTAATAGGTAATAATGCGGATTCAATGTTTATAACTGGCGGTAGAATATCATAAATGAAAACAATAATAAACTCAATAACAGGCGAAGTGCTTTATTGCACACTTATAGAAGTAGATTTACAAGAAAATCA